AGACCGAAGCAGAATTAGAAAAACTGACAGAATATCAAAATCTTGATAATGATGTAAAAATTGCAAAACTTGAAGCTGAAAATGGAAGCATAAATTACAACCGTCTCTCTGGCGAAGTCGAAGCCCGTAACGTTCAATCCCGTTTAAACCTTACCCCTGAGCAGCGCAGAGAAACCCTGCTTGCGGAGACCGAGGACGTGGCACGGGAAGACCAGATATTTTTACAGCAGAGTTTGGGAACTTCGCTATCTTTGAGCGAAAAAAGCGGCATGTACGTTACGAAAATATCAAACAAGGCAGCGTCAGAAGCCTTTGTTCAAATGGCTTCAAAAGAACTTGATATTCTCGAAAACGTGCTTTTTAATTACGATGATATTGTAATAGAGTTTGATAAGATATATCAGGAAGTAAAGTTAAAAGGAAATGCTGGAAGGGATGGCTTTTTTTCGAGAGGCGATAATTCTGCTCCATACAAGCCGAGTAAGAAAGAATTTTTGAAGTGGCTGTTTAGCGACACTCCTTTAAGTTGGACTAATGATGAAGCTTGGACAAACGGCATTACGCGATTGAGGGAAATAGCAGGTGATGTTTTGGGGATAAAAAATAATACTTTACCTAAAACCTTAATCATTGACGGTATATCCCGTCCCACAACCAACTCCAAAGGACAACCCATTGCGCAAACAGAGGAAGGGGTGAAGAATTTCTGGGAATGGTTTGGAGATAGCAAAGTGGTGGATGAGCAAGGTAGGCCGCTGGTGGTGTATCACGGTACAAGCATCGATTTTAATGAGTTTAAGGATAATGGGGAATCTGCTCATGCTGTAAGATTTGGGGAAAATTTATTTTATTTCACAGGTAATCCAACTCTTGCAAGTGGATATTCGGAAGCAAGCTCAATTGATGATGTTTATAGCGAAGTGCTTGGAACTACAATTCCATTACGAGCTAATATTATGCCAGTTTATTTATCGCTAAATAACCCATTAACTTACAATGCAGAAGGTTCATCATTTGGTATTTACAAAGATTTGCTTCCAAAATCAAAAAAAGGAGGCAATAATGGAATCATAGTAGAAAACGTAAGAGATATACCAAGCGCAAAATACCAAGGAATCGGTGCTACTACAATATATATTGTTTTCTCCCCCAACCAAATCAAATCAGCTACCGGAAACGACGGTTCATTCAGTAATGAAACTAACGATATACGTTTCCGCATTGCTCCAAAATCAAAACCTACCCCGATAGGGCTTGACGAGCGCATGATAAATAACCGACTTGATAAAACACGTGAACTGTTTCAAGACAGGATGCTTTCTGTAAAACGCCTTATTGAAAAAGTGATACAGCGTGGCGGTGTTGTTCCAAACCAAGCAAACGCCTATTTGGAAGAAAACCGTATGCAGAGCCGCAGTATGTATGCTGTGCGAAACTACGAAGAAAACGAACAGGACAACCTTAACTCTACTATTGCCGACATTGTAGTTAACCATAATTCAAGCGTAGATAAAGTAAACCTTTACCTAAAAGCCAAATCGGCAATTGAACGTAATGACAATGAGGGAATAACCGCTATTAGCGAAGACCCGCAAGACCATTGGAACAGGACATACGTTGAGAGCATTGTTACTGACTTTGAATCCAAGATACCGACTGATAAAGTGAATAAACTTTGGAGTGACATCAAAGCCGCTACCGACTTCGCCATTAAACAACTGTTTTTGGGCAATGTGATTGACCGTGCAGCCTACGAAAAGATGAAGGCAAGGAAATTTTACGTTCCTCTCAAATCGTGGAAATACGATGAAAACGGAGACCCTGCCGACTATTACGAATATGTAAATGGAAACCGTTCAGCCTATCAGGGGCTAATTAAGGCAAAAGGGCGTGAATCTGAGGCTGACGACCCGTTGGCATACATTCAGGCTTCTGCCTATTCATCGGTGCTCACAGCCAATAAAAACATGATGAAACACCGTGCCTTAATGATGGCAAGGATGAATAAGTCCATGTCAGACTTATTCGGAATAAAGAAGGTGTACATGATGGAAGATGGCGTTGATACCAATGGCAACCCTATCTACGTGAACGTGATTAAAGATGGTGACAGGGCTATAAGCATAACCTTTGACGAGAAGGGAAATGAAACACGCAAGGATGTTGGGCTATTTGAAGAAATGGTTGACAATGGTACAATCATTAAATCAAGGACTGCAAAACAGATTATCCGCAGACCTTCATACCTTACCAAGCAACACGAGATTGAGGTATATGAGAATGGTGATAGGTATATCGTTTCATTCGGTGACCCTGCTGTGGCAAATGCCATTAACAACAAAAACGAGTTTGCAGAACACGCAACACGTATATTTCAGAAGTTTCCAGGAAGCCTTAATAGATGGATAAGCTCAAACTTCACCGCTAAGAACCCTGCCTTTATACCTATTAACTGGATTAGGGACTTTGGCTATTCCGTAACAAGCCATTCTGTACGTGAAGATGGAAACCTGAAGTTCTTTATAAAGAATTACGGGAAGGCTGTTTCGTCAATACATCGTGGGATAATTGGTAAACTTGACCCTGCAAATAACAAAATTGACGCTCTTTATCAGAAGTTTCAAGAATATGGTGGCGAGACCGGTTATGTTCACTTAAAGGATGTTAAAGACCTGCAGAAAGATATTAATCGTGAGATTAACCGAAAGATGGGAGTACGCAAAGGGTGGGATAAGGTAAGCCAAAATAAAGCCTTCATAGCACCTGGGCAGTTATTAGACTACATGGCTACTATGAGTGAGAACGCGGCAAGATTTGCCACATTCCTTGCAAGTGTTGAACAAGAAAAGAGTTTTGAGGATGCCGCTACCGATGCAAAGAACATATCGGTAAACTTTAACCGCAAGGGACGCATTTCAGGGCTTGCAGGGAGCGTTTATGCCTTCTTTAATGCAAGTGTTCAGGGGGGGCATAATCTTCTTAATATGGCAAAGCACAACAAGAAAAACATGGCATTTGCAGCCACTTCATTCTTTGTTGCCGGAATGATGATTAGTGAACTACTTCGTTCCGTTGGCCCCCGTGATGATGATGATAACCCCCTGTATGATAAATTGCCTGATTGGGTTAAAAAGACCTGTCTTGTGATACCATCATTCGATGGAGAAGGGTTTATTACCATACCATTACCACATGGATTCAGGGCTATCTATGGAGCCGGTGTTTCAGCAAGTAACCTTATTCATGGTAAATCAGACATTGTCAACGATTCTTTTGACATTGCAGAGGATGTTGTAAATGCCTTTAGCCCAATTGGGGTGAGTGTACGTGAAATTGAAAAAGGAAATACGCCTCTCAGGAGCATAATTCCATCAACCGCAGTCCCATTCTACGACATTATCAGAAATGAGGATTTCACCGGAAGGCAGATATACCGTGAGCCATTTACCAAAGAACTTGAACGCTACACGCCAAACACATCACTCAATGCCTACAATGCAAATAGCATTATAAAATGGGTTACTGACAAGTTGAACGAGCTTGGTGGTGGGGACGAAAACACCCCTGCAGGATTCAAGACCGATGAAAAAGGAAATGTTTCATATTCAGGTTTGAGGGAATGGACATTTGACTGGAACCCATCAAAGATTGAACACCTGATTGAGTATTACACCGGAGGACGTGGCCGCTTTGTGAATGACATCTACAAGACCGTAAGGGATGCTGTGAAAACAGACCGGGAAGTTCAGTCATACAACATACCAATTTTCAAACGCCTTTACATGACACCGTATGAGGGTAATACATGGAATGAATACCGTGACATTGAACAGGCCATAAAAGACTATGATTTTATTACCAAGAATGGTGAAAATGCAATGGACATTGAAACCATGAAAAAGATGTACGGTAATACTAAAATGGCTGAGATAAAGTCAATGTACGATTCTTACAACGAGGTCGTGAAAGAACTATCTGAAACAGCAAAGGAAGTGCCAAACAACGAAGTGAGGAAGACCATATACCAACAGCGTGAACGTGTGATGAAGCAATTCATCAAGGCAGTAAAAAACACAGGATTAAAAAACAAGTAAGCCATGAAGATAACACTTGACAAGAGCGACATTAAAAGACTTGCCTCACGTTCAAAGGGCAAAATGGGTGCTGCTACAACCGAAAATTCATCTATAAGCAAGCCGTCAAAGGGTGCTAAACTGTTTGAGGTAACGCCTGAGAACATAAACCTTATTGAGCAATGTAGGCTTGATTGGGAAAGCCTGTATGATTTTCGCAAGCGCAGGCTAAGAAGCCGCAAGTATTACCAAGGCGACCAATGGCATGAGCTTATTAAAACTCCTGATGGAAGGACCATAAAGGAAGAAGATTACATAAAAGCTCAGGGTAAGATACCATTCAAGCAAAACATAATCCGGCAGATTGTGAGGAATATGATTGGGCAGTACAGGTCGAACCCGTCTCAGACCATCGTTTATGCAGTTGACAAGAATAAAGCACCACAGGCAGATATTATGGGTGCTACCATTGAATCTGCAATGAGCATGAATAATATCAATGAACTTGACGCTTCTTCGGTTGAGGAATTTATTCTTTCCGGTGCTGTTATTCAGAAAGAAATGTATAGCTATTGGCCTACCCGTGACAAGGAAGATTTGTTTATTGAGAATGTAAACGTTAACAGGATATTCTTTAACAGCGATATTTCTGATATACGCCTACTTGATTTAAGGCGCATTGGAGAGATAAAGGACACAACGCTTGACCGGCTTGTAGCAGCATTTGGTGACACCAAAGAAAAAGAGCAGGAGATAAAACAGATTTATGCTGGGATAAGCGACCGTAGCGAAAGAACCACAAAAACACTATCTACACAGGAGATTGACCGGCTTTCATTTTTTTATCCGGATGATTACGACCGTTGCAGATTTATTGAAGTATGGTATCAGAAATTTGCATGGAGAACCCGTGTACACGATACACTTGATGGCACATGGCAGGTTACAGACCTTTCACCGCAGGACGTTGCGCAAATAAACAAGTTAAGGGTTGAATCTGCAATGCAGTCTGGTGTTGAGGCCATTTCAGTACCTTTAATGATTCCATACCCGAAATACGAACCTGTGTGGATGGTTAAATACCTTTCCCCGTTGGGACATTGTTTTTATGAGGGGGAATCTCCCTATGAGCATCAGGAACACCCATACGCCATAAAACTAAGTCCATTGCTTGATGGAGAGGTACGTGGGCTTGTTGAAGACATCATAGACCAACAGAGGTACATAAATCGCCTTATATCAATGCTTGACTTCATTATGGGAGCAAGTGCAAAGGGAGTATTGCTTGTACCAGAAGATGCTATACCGGACGACATGAACCTTAACGATTATGCCCGTGAATGGAGTAAATTCGGTGGCGTGATAAAGATAAAGACAAAGCCAGGGATTCCATTGCCGCAGCAGATTTCGGCAAACAGCACCAATATTGGAGCATTTGAAATGCTGAACCTTCAGTTAAAGTTAATCATGGAGATTGGCGGTGCTAATTCGGCCATACAGGGACACGATGCTAAGAGTGGTACTCCATCAAGCCTTTACGCTCAGATGGCTCAAAACTCATTGATAAATAGCCGTGACTTGTTTGAAAAGTTTGCAGACTTTAAAAATCAGAGAGACCGCAAGGCATTGAAACTGATAAAGCAGTATTACCTTACACCACGTGACATAAACATTGGTGGAAGGATGAACAACGGAAATATGCGTTACACGCCTGACATTGCCGATATTGACATGGAAGTTAAGACCGTGCAAGGGACTGACAGCCCTATTTATAGAGCCATTATTGATGATACGCTTATGAATTTGTTAACAAATAAGATGATTGACTTAAAGATGTTTTTAGAACATACTTCATTGCCATTTGCAGACAAGTTGCTTGAATCAATACAAAAGAGGGAACAAGAAGGGGGGCAGGCGAATATTGATCCAGAACAACTTCAGCAGTTGCAGCAATTACAGGGCAATGTTGCACAGCAGAACCCTCAAGCAAATGCGTTAATTGACAAAATGATGCAGGGTGATGTTGCGAAATGATTTTAGTGTGACATCTGTTTAAAAATGCAACTTTGTTGGTATATGCGAGTTGGCGAAAGCAAACGTTTATAACCGTTTAAAAGTGCAATTTTGTGTTGTTATAAACACGTTAGCCACAATACGAAGAAAGCCTCCGAACTGCAACAT